GCCTTAAAAAAGTATCTTGAAAAGAACGGTACAACAAATAGCGTTGCAGAGATGATGCCTATAACGGGATTTAATGCTCAAGTAACTTGGTTTAATGCTGATGAAGTTCGTAAGAAATATAACGATTGGGACTTTACAGATACTGGCCGCATTCGTCAATCGTTAAGAATGGCGCAGTTTGCTTTAGAAGCTGGCGGTGATTATGTCATCTGTGATTTTGTTGCGCCATTAGTTGAAATGAGAAACAACTTTAAAGCAGACTGGACGATTTGGATGGACACAATTGAAAAGGGTCGCTTTGAGGATACCAACAAAGCGTTCATTCCCCCAGAAGTATATGACTTCCGCATCACAGAACAAAATGCGGAAAAGTGGGCTGAGTTTATTGGCAACCATATTATTGAAAACCGTAGACGTCCTACATTTGATTGGCAAAAAGAAACGGTTCAAATGTTAGGCAGATGGCAGCCATGGCATGAGGGACATAGAGCTCTCTTTGAAAGAGCAATTGCTAAAACAGGGCAAGTAGTTATACAGATCCGGGATTGTCAAGGATGGCAGGGTTCTAATCCGTTTGCTATTGAGCAAGTTAAATCATATATTCGTAGAGATTTGGATCCGCTGTTCCAAGGTCAGTATGAAATTCAAGTAGTACCAAATATTGTAAATATTACGTATGGCCGGGATGTAGGATATAAAATTGAACAAGAATCTTTTGACAAATCTATTACGGATATTTCTGCAACCAAGATTCGTCAAAAATTAGGTCTTTAATTTAGATTATAAATATATAACCGTCAACAATGACATTTTATTATAGGAGCTTTAAATGGAACCAACCATCAAACTTGAATTGACAATTCCCGAAACTAATGCTGTTTTGAACGCGCTAGCACAGCGTCCCTATGCAGAAGTAGCTGGTCTTTTTAATAAGATCCAGCAACAAGCAGGACCCCAAGTACCAGCGCCAACAGAAGAGCCTGAGAAAGTTACGGCAGAAGTCGTAGAATAATCAAGCCCCGAAAGGGGCTTTTTTGTTACCATAAATAATACTGAATCAATAATATTTGGTAATTATGGCTATATCGTTTAATCCTTCCATTGTCAGAAACGGGCTAGTTTGCTATCTAGATGCTGGAAATCCAGCTTCCTATACTGCCGGTCAAAATTTACTTACCTACAGTGAGCAGTTTAATAATGCTAACTGGATAAAATTTAACTCTACAATATCAGCAGATGCAGCTGTTGCTCCTAACGGAACACTAACAGCAGATAGACTAGTAGAAGATGCAACAAACGGCGAACACATAGTTTATCAAGCTCAAACAGCTAGTAACGTAACCCAGACATTTTCTGTATTTTTAAAAGCTCAAGAACGAACTCTTGTGGGCTTATCTTTTTCTAATTTTTTAAACGCTGATGCTAGAGTATATTTTAATCTTGCACAGGGGACAATTATTACAACGCTTGCCGGTAATGCTGACTATTCTAATATTAGTGGTAGAATTGATAACGCAGGAAATGGTTGGTATCGGTGTTCGGTAACTGCATCCAAAGCAGCAGTCAACACTACCAACAATCCAGCAATAATATCATACAACGGAGGAACCTCTGTATTTGCTAGCAACACGTCTACTGGATTTTTAATGTGGGGTGCCCAAGTAGAAACTAATACCTCAATGGGTCCCTATGTACAAACGGTAGCCACAAACGTTACTACAAGAAGTACCACGTGGGTAAACCTAATGGGCAATGCTGCCTACAACGGAACATTGAACGGGGTCGTTGTTCATAACTCAGCTAGCAGCAACACTACACTATTATCTCCAGCATCATTCCTAACAGCAGGATCTGCAACAAGTTATATTGATATTGGTAACACGGACTTAAGATTTGTACCTCATAGCATAGTTGTTGCAACAAGATATAGAGGACAAGTCAGCAATGGCCGAATTGTAAGTTCTCCTAATAACAATTATCTGCTAGGGACGTGGGGTGGCAACACTGACTCATATTATGCAGAAGGGTGGGTTCACTTTCCAGTTAGGGGGTTTGATACAAATTGGCATATTTACGGAACGACAGGATCATCCGTCACTGACTTGTGGACATTTTACAGAGATGGAGTGAGGTTGACAATTAATAGAGAAGGGTCTCAAGGCCCAAATCAAATTAGAATTGGGGCTAACTTATTTAATGAACCTGCAGATGGGCATATAGGAACTATATTAATATATAATAGAATTCTTAGTGACACGGAGATGGCTCAAACAATGGCAGCGCTTCGTGGAAGGTATAATGCATAATGGGTTATAACATCAATCATCCAATAGTTAGAAGTGGTCTTGTGTTTGCTGTTGATGCTGGCTACAATCTTTCATATGATGGAAGAGAGAATCTTGCCAACAACTCCACATACAATGCTACAACATGGACACTACCAGCCGGCAATGCCACAATTACAACCGGAATAGATGCTCCCGACGGAACAAATACAGCCATACGGTTTACAGGAAGCAATGCTGGTAACGCTATCCTTAGAGTAGCTCATCCAAGCATAACACCAAGCGGTACAGCTTCTTACACAGTAAGCTTTTTTGCTCGTCTCATTAGCGGCACAAGCGCTACAGGCGGCATTTCAACGGACTGGGGTGATTTATCTCCCAGTGGAGATTACACCGGAAATCTTCTAACAAATGGGTGGGTAAGAATTACGAGAACAGCAACAGCAGCAGCATCTGCTCGTGCATTTTTAGATTTGATAACCGACACAACAACAAACTACATTATAGATTTTTGGGGTGTGCAAATTGAAGAGTCTCCTACAGCCACAACCTACACGCCTACAACTGGATCAGTAATTACTCGCCAAAGAACAACATGGACCGATATGAGCGGTACAGGAAACAATGGCACATTAGTTGGTGGTGCAGTTTATAATTCTGATAATGCTGGTACATTTTCTTTTGATGGAGTAAACGATTGTGTGAATTGTGGTAATGCAGCATCTTTAGACATCAGACGAACAATGACTTTAGAAGCTTGGTTTAAAGTAAACTCTTTTGGTTTTGCTAGTGGGTGGAGCAACATTATTAACAAAATGAATACTAATGGAGATACAAATACAAGAACGTATGCTGCATGGTTAAACTCAGCTCGCTACATTCATTTTACAACATCAGATTCTATAGGACAACAAAACTATGACACAACAGCCATTCTTGTTGCTAATCGATGGCATCATTGGGTAGGAATAATTGACAGAACAAATGGAAATGTTTTTCAATATATTGATGGCATATTAAATACTAATGGCAGCGGCACTGTAAGAACAAACGATACGGTGTCCTCATCTAACCCTGTGTTTTTAAATCTTCCCACAGGTAATGCAATCTATAATTTCTTTCCAGGAAATATTGCAATTGCAAGAGTGTATAACCGCTGTTTATCTACCGATGAAGTTGCGCAAAACTTTGCTGCTCATAGGGGAAGGTTTGGCATATGACAGTTTCAGTCTTTCCTAGAGTTATTCGTGATGGATTGGTTGTTGATTTTGATCCAGCATACAATACTAGTTTTGATGGTAGAGAAAATTTATTCACATATAGTGAATTGCTTAATAATGCTAATTGGATTGCAATTGGTAGTATTGGTGCAACAGCAAACGTTATTACCGCCCCCAACAACACTGTTACTGGTAACAAACTGGTACTAGGAAATGGAGCTGCCCTTAATAGTGCAGCGCTTGGTCAAGCTCCATCAAAGTCTGCTATTGCCACTGCATACACATTTAGCGTCTATGTGAGAAGGGCTGAGTGGGACCGGGTTCGTGTAATGATACGGGATGGTTCCAATATTAATAACGTTGCCGATTGTACTATATCCACAGCAACAGGAGCTGTTGTATCTCCTGCAGCAGCTGCTGGAACATTTACTAATGCATCTGTTGTAGTCACAGCAGCAAACAACAATTGGTATCGAGTTGCTTTAACAACAGTGACAGGAACAGAAACTCAATTGCGAGTCCAAATTTATTCATACGACTCTATAGCAACTACTGGAGACGGAACATCAGGAATATATGTGTGGGGAGCTCAACTAGAAAGAACAAGAACTGCAAGCACATATACCGCAACAATAGCTTCTGCAGTTACAAGAAGTGCAACCGTAACAAATACAGTCAGCGCTCTCTACCCTGGCACTATATCTGGAGTTGTACAATATCATCCGCTCGCTCAAGGCAGTTTTTATTTTGATAATACAGCTACAAGTAACTTTGTTTCCGTATATACACTACCAGATACATTTTGGAATGCTGGATCGTGGTCTGTATCGTCTTGGGTAAGGGGAGATGTTTTAAAAACTGATAATGCTGTTATTGGTCACGGAAGTGCAGTAGGTAATGCAGCACTGCATTTAGGAATACGTAGCGCTGCTGTATATTTTGGCTTTTATGGTAATGATTGGGCAAGTGGAAATATTATTAGCGCTAATATTTGGTATCATATTGTATGGATATACGACAATGCTCAGAAACAAAAGATAATATTTGTAAATGGCGTACAAGTTGCTCAATCTACTTTAACTGGAGGCGTAGGGTATATTGGTACAGGATCTAATACAGAAATAGGTCGGTATCCATGGGACACCGGATACAGAATGCAAGGGTATATTGGAAGAACACAATTCTATAATAGAGCGTTGGGCGTATCAGAAGTTTCTCAAATCTTCTCATCCCTTGCTGGCAGATATGGATACGGAATATGAGCGTAAGATATAATCCCTCAATTATCGTAGATGGGTTACAAAATCATTACGACTTTGCTAATCCTAAGTCTTATCCTGGATCTGGTACTGTATGGACAGACCTCGTCGGGTCTACTCCTCTTACCATAAACGGGTCACCGACCTTTAATAGTAATGGATTTTTAACATTTGCTCAAACCCAAATAACTCAATATGTTTATAATTCATCTTTTCCAATGCCAGCAAGTGATGGCACTCTTTCTATTTGGTTTAGGATTGGAACCTCTTCTTCCACCCAACAAACGCCTATAAGTTATAATGTTGTAGGAAACGACAATGTTGTATTATTAATTATGACGCTTACGGTTATTTCCCCTGTAGGTATAAATGATAATACGTGGGATATTACAGCTCCTGTAGCCTCCTTGCAGTTTGCATGGTGGAACATGGTTTGGACACGAGCTCGCACAACAGGAGTTGAAAACTTTTATTTGAATGGTAGTTTAATTGGCACACGTACACGTTCAATAGGAGTAGCGCGAGCAACACCAGGATATTTGGTTCTTGGCCAGGAGCAAGATTCCGTCGGTGGAACTTTTAGTACTGATCAGAATCTTGATGGGGATCTTGCTTGTTTTTCTGTTTATAACAGAGTGTTGACAACTGCAGAAGTAAATCAAAACTTCAACGCATATAGAGGAAGGTTTGGTATCTAATGGCTCTTACTCATTCCCCTTCTATTGCTACTGACGGCATAGCTTTTTGCGTTGATCCAGGCAATACAAAAAGTTATCCTGGATCAGGTACTGCCTATACAGAAATTAGTGGTGCTGCTAATGTTACAGGAACCCTAATAAACACCATTAGTTATGGAAATAATTTTTTTAATTTTACGGCTACCAATAGTGCTCGGATAGATTTTCCTGTGGCATCCTCTGTCAACATAACAAACAACATTACGATTGATATGTGGATTAATCCGACATCAATTGTTAATATTGGGGGGGTTGTTACACTTGGCACAGGGGCTGCTGAACAATATGCTGTATGGACATCTACATCTGGCAATAAGTTAGTGTTAAGCACAAACTGGCCAAACACATGGTATCAGGGATTCACAACCACAGCTCTTACAAACGGATCGTGGCAGCATATGTGCTGTACGTTTGCTAGTGGAACTTGGACCTGGTATAGGAACGGCGTTTCAGATGGAACGGGGACTTTTGCTATTAGTACTTTCCCAACAGTTGCTAGTGGTTATGTTGTTATAGGAGATAATCATCCTGGCGGCCAAGAATATTTTGATGGAAAGATTGGGCCTATAAAAATTTACAACCGCGTATTGACAGCAGCAGAAATCCGGCAAAACTTTAATGCATATAGAGGAAGGTTTGGCATATGAGCGTAATAGCTGGACCAAATGTTACGTTAAATGGATTAGCCCTATATCTAGATGCAGCAGATCAAAATAGCTATCCTGGTAGCGGCACGTCTTGGTTTGATTTAAGCGGACAAAATAATACTAGCGTTTTAACAAACGGACCAACATATTCCTCAGAAAACAATGGGGCCATTGTATTTGATGGTAGTAACGATCTTGTTGTTGTTAATAGTTATGCTAGCATAATACCCACAGCTGCCTATACAAAAATTGCTTGGTTTTATTTAACATCTTATACGACCGCTAATAATATTATTAGCGGTTATAATGGCCAACATGCATTTTGGATGAGTAGCTCTACTACACTCCGAGCCGGTCACGGAAATGTAAGTTTTAACACAATTGTTGGAACAACTATTATAGCTTTAAATACTTGGTATTGTGGTGCTGTATCCTTTAATACTACAACGGGGTGGAGACTATATCTAAATGGATCCCTAGAAAATACAAACGCTTCTGCAACAACGTTTACAGGAAATGGCGATGTTTTGATAGGATCTTATGGAGGAGGTAATCTTCTTACAGGTAGAATATCCAATGCATCCGTTTATAATAGAGTATTAACAGATGCAGAAATCCGGCAGAATTTCAACGCCTTAAGAGGGCGTTTTGGTATCTGATAAATAGGTCATAAAGGAGAAAACAATGGCCGTTCCAACCTCAAGAGCAGAATTTAAGCAATATTGCCTCCGCGCATTAGGATATCCTGTTATCGAAATTAACGTAGATGACGATCAAGTCGAAGATCGTATTGATGAAGCGTTAAAATATTATGGGGATTATCACTTCGATGCTACAGAAAAAACATACTATAAACATCAAGTAACAGACTCCGACAAATCAAACAAATACATTACTTTACCAGAAAACATTATTGGAGCTGTGAGTATTTTTTCTATAGGCGATCCGTCTGTAAGATCCGATGATTTATTCAATATACGCTATCAGATTGCTCTCAATGACCTTTACACCTTGACGTCTGTATCGCTTGTGCCATATTATATGGTGATGCAGCATTTAGCTACAATTCAAGAATTATTGGTTGGCAGACAGCCAATTAGATATACACGGCATAGAGATAGACTTCATGTTGATATGGATTGGAATACTCTCAACACCGGCGAGTGGCTTTTAGTAGAAGCGTATGAAGTAATAGATCCGGATACCTTTACGGACGTTTGGGGCGATCGTTGGTTAGCTCGATATACTCAACAATTAATTAAACGTCAATGGGGCAACAATCTTAAAAAGTATGATGGTATGCAAATGCCAGGCGGCCTTACATTTAATGGTCAAAAAATATATGATGAAGCTGATTTAGAGATTAAAAAAATGGAAGAAGAAATGATTATGAATTATTCTCTTCCTGTCGTAGATATGGTTGGTTAAAGACTTATGGCAATATCTACCTACTTTAATAATTATAGTTCTAGTATGGAGCAAAATTTGCTCCAAGAACTTGTAGCTGAATCCATTAAAATAAATGGGGTAGATGTTTATTATATTCCTAGAACAACTGTAGCCAAAGATTCTATATTTACAGAAGATGCATTAAAAGAATACAACAGAGCTATTTTGTTAGATGTATATGTAAAATCCGTAGATGGTTTTGAGGGTGAAGGCCAGTTCCTACAAAAATTCAATTTAGAAATCAGAGACACAATAACATTTTCCATATCTACTAGAACATTTCAAGACGAAGTTGGAATGTATGAATCTACAGTAAGGCCTCAAGAAGGCGATTTAATATATTTCCCCCAAGCGCAACGTCTATTTCAAATCAGTTACGTAGAAAAGTTTTCGTTTTTTGTACCCTTAGGAACAATACCGTTCTATGATATAAAATGTGAAATGTTTGAGTACAGCAATGAGAGACTTAATACCGGTATCAGAGAAGTGGATAATATTGCTAAAGAATTTTCTCTTGCTCTCAATATCGAATCTATTACATTAGAAGATGGGTTAGAGTTAAAAGATGAGGAAGGATATTCTTTAATGTTAGAGTCGTGGGATATTGATACTAGTGATACTACATTCCAAAACGATGAAATTCAATCGTTTGCTAATGGATTTATAGATTTTAGCGAAAGAGATCCTTTCAGTGAAGGAATTTATTGAAATGTTAGGTCATGTATACTATCACGGCACGCTTAAAAAATACGTTACCTTATTTGGTACTTTATTTAATGATATTTTTATTAATAGAGTCGATACTACTCATGATGTCATTAATACTATTAAAGTACCATTGCAATACGCTCCAAGAGAAAAAGTACTAGCTCGCTTAGAATCTGATCCTACCTTAACAAAAGCCATAGCAACTGTTTTGCCAAGAATGTCGTTTGAGATTACAACAATGATGTATGCTCCAACAAGAAAGTTACCGTCTGTTGGTAAAACTAGAAAACCAGTAGCAAATACATCTACAATAAAAACAGCATACAATCCAGTACCATATGATATATCTTTTTCCCTATACATTATGGTCAAGAATGTGGAAGATGGTACTCAAATACTAGAACAAATTCTTCCATTTTTTACTCCTGAATGGACATCCACAATTAATCTAATTCCGGAGCTCGGAGTCGTACAAGATATTCCATTAATATTACTAAACGTAACCCCGCAAGATACATATGAAGGTAACTTCGATGAGCGAAGAGTAATGACATGGACATTAGATTTTATCATGAAAGGATATTTTTATGGTCCAATACGAGAGTCAGGCGTTATTACTCTTGCTAATACTAACTTTTTTGATGCAAGTCTCTTTGATAATATCGATAGTGCTGTAGGAAATACAGAGGCTGTAAGTACCATTACAATTGTACCTGGTCAGACTGCAAATGGATTACCAACATCAAATGCTTCTTTAAGTGTGAATAGAAATGAAATCTCAGCAAACAGCAATTACAGCTACATTACAACCCGTGGATAGTATAGGTGAGGCTTTAAACCTCGCTCCTCTTCCAACTCCCAATTCTTCTAGTTCCGTTGAAGTTGATCAAGTCCATGATGATTTTGAATATGCTCGTGGCAATATGATTAATACCATTGAAAAAGGCAACGAGGCCTTGCAAGGAATATTAGATGTTGCTGGCATGGGTCAACATCCTAGAGCATATGAAGTTGCTGCTAATCTTGTAAAGACAATGGTAGAAGCTAATAAAGAACTACTTGATTTACAAAAGAAAAAGAAAGAAATTGAAAAAATTGAGGCTAAAGCAAATCCTCAAACTGTGAATAATAATCTCTTTGTTGGATCTACTGCAGAGTTACTAAAGGCATTAAAGTCTAATAATATGAAAGATATTGAGTAGTAATGTCATACAATGGTAATCAAAATCTAGTAGGCATTAGAGAAAAACTAGAATTTTCCAAAGAACAAATCATTGAGTATGCAAAATGTGCTCGCGATCCCCTATATTTTATTGAAACATATGTTCAAATTGTAAACGTTGATCTTGGTTTAGTTCCATTTGATATGTGGGACTTCCAAAGAGATATTGTTAATCTAGTAAATAAAGAGCGTTATGTTATATGCAAGATGCCGCGGCAGGTTGGAAAGACAACTACTGTAGCTTCTGTTCTTTTGCATTATGTTCTTTTTAACGAAAACTTCTCCATTGCTATTCTAGCTAACAAACTATCTCAGGCTCGAGAAATTTTGGGTCGTATTCAATTAGCGTTCGAACATTTGCCTAAATGGCTACAACAAGGTGTAATAGAGTGGAATAAAGGATATATTGAATTAGCTAATGGATCTAAGATTCTTGCTTCTGCTACATCATCTTCTGCAATTCGTGGTACTTCTCAAAATATGATATACTTGGATGAGTTTGCATTCGTACCAAACAATATGCAAGAAGAGTTCTTCCAATCAGTCTATCCTACAATATCTTCTGGTAAAACAACAAAAGTAATTATTACATCTACTCCTAATGGTTTGAATATGTTTTACAAACTGTGGAAAGATAGTGAAGATGAAAGAAATGATTATAAGCGCGTAGACGTACATTGGTCTCAAGTTCCAGGTAGAGATGAAATATGGAAAGCTGAGATTATTAGAAATACGTCTGAAGAACAGTTCAGGCAAGAATATGATTGTGAGTTCTTAGGATCATCCAATACACTTATTCATCCAAATAAGTTAAGAATGCTTACCTATTCGAATCCAATCAAACAAACAGAAGATATTAAAGTATATCTTGAACCGGCACAAGGCCGATTATATACACTTATTGCTGATACGTCAAGAGCTTTAGGTTTAGACTATTCGGCGTTTGTGATAATTGACAACACAGAGTTTCCATATCAAGTAGTAGCGGTCTATAGAAACAATACGATATCGTCCTTAATATACCCATCGATCATATATCAATTTGCCAAACATTACAACAACGCATACTGTTTAATAGAGTCAAACGACATTGGCAAGCAAGTTGCGGACATTTTATTTTATGAACATGAGTATGAAAATGTGTTTTACACATCCACAGACAACAAACACGGCCAAAGGATTACTGGGGGATATAGTGGATCTGCTCAACTTGGAGTAAAGACATCAAGGGCTGTAAAGAGGATTGGATGTTCAAACTTTAAGTCTATGGTGGAAAACGACAAGATTTTACTAAACGATTTTGATTTGTTGCAAGAATTGTATCGTTTTTCAGCAAAGGGAGATTCATATGAAGCTGAAGAAGGCCATGATGACTTAGTAATGCCATGTGTTTTGTTTTCTTGGTTGATAGAACAGCCATATGTAAAAGAACTTACAAACACCGACTTACGGCAAAGAATATATAATGATCAAGAGAGTATGATTGAGGATTCTCTCACCCCATTTGGTATAATAGATGATGGAACCGATCAATTTGAGGAGCCC